CGACTTACCCGCAGATTCGAGACATCTTCTATCCCACGATGGAGGAGGTGGCCTACGACTGGGGGCTGAAGACCAAGATCAACCAGGCGAACCATGAGGTTCACATTTACAGCGGCCGGCAGTATCGCGGCACTGTGATTTGCCGATCGATGGAGAAGCCGCAGACCATCGTCGGCTTCAAGATCGGTCACGCGCTGGTCGACGAGCTGGACGTGCTGACGTCGATCAAGGCGCAGCAGGCCTGGCGTAAGATTATTGCCCGGATGCGGTACAACATGCCCGGGCTGAAGAACGGCGTGGACGTGACCACAACGCCGGAAGGCTTCAAGTTCGTCTTTCTCCAGTTCGTGAAGCAGTTGCGCGACAAGCCGGCGCTGAAGGAAATGTATGGCCTGATCCAGGCCAGCACCTTCGACAACGAGCTGAACCTGCCTGACGACTACATCGCCTCGCTGATGGAGTCGTACCCCGAGCAATTGATCCGCGCGTACCTGAACGGCCAGTTCGTCAACCTGACGTCTGGATCGATCTACCACGCCTACGACCGCAAGCTGAACCAGTGCTTCGACACTGTGCAGCCCGGTGAGCCGTTGTTCATCGGCATGGACTTCAACGTCGGCAAGATGGCGGCAATCACCCACGTCAAACGTGATCAGGGCCTGCCGCGCGCCGTTGACGAGTTGATGGATGGCTACGACACGCCGGACATGATTCGTCGCATCAAAGAGCGGTACTGGGAGCACACCGGCAACGACTACAAGAAGACCTGCGAGATCCGGATCTACCCGGACGCCTCCGGCGATTCGCGTAAGTCCGTTAATGCCAGCCTCACCGATATCGCCATGCTCAAGCAGGCAGGCTTCACGGTCATCGCGCCGGCGGCCAACCCTCCGGTGAAGGACCGAATCAACGCCATGAACGCCATGTTCTGCAACGCGCAGGGCGAGCGCCGCTACCTGGTCAACCCGTTTACGTGTCCGACCTACGCCGACGGATTAGAACAGCAAATCTGGGCACCCAACGGCGAGCCGGACAAGAGCCAGGGAAACGACCACGCCAACGACGGCGGCGGTTACTTCATTCACCGCGAGTACCCGATCGTTAAACCGGTCACCTCAATGAAAATGGGAGTCGCCCGATGACGGACGTCACTTTTGCTCGCCCCGAGTACAAGGCGGCACAGTACCGGTGGCGCTTGGTGCGCGACGTCTGCAAGGGCTCAGAAACGGTAAAGGCCGGCGGCGATTACTATCTGCCAAGGCCGAATGCCTCGGACAAGTCCCAGGACAACCGCGACCGTTATGACGCGTACAAGAAGCGCGCGGTGTTCTACAACGCCACAGGCCGCACGAAACACAGTCTAGTAGGTGCAGTATTCCGCAATTGGCCAACGCTGACTGTTCCCGGTGCGCTCAACTACGTGACAAAGGACATCGACGGGCAGGGCGTCAGTGTTTACCAGCAATCGCAATCGGTTATCGGGCACTTGCTCGAAGTAGGTCGTCACGGCCTGCTGGTCGACTATGCCGCTGTTGAGCCCGGCACCGTGAGTAAGGCAGACGAGCAAGCCGGTCGCGCCCGCGCAAACGTCGCAAGCTACCCAGCTGAATCAATCATCAACTGGAAGACGCGCCAGGTTGGCGGTCAGCATCTGCTGAGCCTAGTTGTGCTGCGCGAAAAGGTCGATGTCGATAGTGATGACGGGTTCGGCAGTGAGCAGGTTGTGCAATATCGCGTGCTGCGTCTGGATGCTACCGGTGTCTACACGCAGGAAGTGTGGGAGGAGGGGGCGAGCAAGACGGAAATGACCGTCGCGCCGTTTGCCCCACTAAGCGGATCAGGCCAGCCATGGCGCGTCATCCCGTTCCAATTCCTGGGCAGCGAGAACAACGACACCACCATCGACGACGCCCCGCTGTACGACATGGCTGAGGTGAACATCGGCCATTATCGCAACAGTGCGGACTACGAAGAAGCTGCCTACTTGGTGGGCCAGCCTCAGCCGTGGATGGCCGGTCTCGATGAGCAGTGGCGCGATCACATGGAGACGAACGGGATATTCCTCGGCTCCCGCGCACCTTGGCTGCTTCCAGTAAATGGCACCTGCGGGGTTTGGCAGGCTCAGCCGAACACGGTCGCCAAGGAGGCAATGGAATCCAAGAAACAGGACATGGTTTCGCTCGGCGCCCGTCTGATCGAGCGTGGTAGCGCGGTGAAGACCGCAACCCAAGCCGACAACGACAGCGCAGCAGAACACAGTGTTTTGTCGCTGGTGGTCAGTAACGTCAGCGAGGCCTACAGCCAGTGCCTGACGTGGATGGCTGAATTCGTGAATGCATCCGGCGAAGTGATCTACAAACTCAACCAAGACTTCAGCCAGATCACTCTGGACGCGACGATCCTGGCAGCGCTGTTTAACGCAGTGCAGGGTGGAAAGCTGCCTGAAGGCGACTTCTGGCAGTACCTGCGCGATCGAGGCGTGATCAACCCAGAGAAGACGGACGATGAAATTCGGGGTGAACTCGAAGCGCAAAGCACCGGGCCGGATCTGGATGACGACGACGAGGCAAACCTAAATGGCGGCAAACCAAGCGATCCTTGATGCCGCGATTCGGCACGCCGTCTTCCTTGAGCAACTGAAGTCGGGGGAGGTGGCCAAGTTCGCACCGTTCCTCAAAGAGGTCGACCGCTCGATTCGCGAGCGGCTGACCCGGGCCGACCTGACGGATTACACCGTTGCGCGTCTGGAGCGGCTGCTGAGCGAGGTAGACAGCCTGCTGCTGGGCATCTTCGACCGGTACAGCGAGAAGCTGAATCTAGACTTGGTCGATATCGCCAACTACGAGGCCGAGTTTGAGGCAACCAGCCTGACCCGGGCTGCGCCGGTAGGCATCACCTTCGACGCGGCGGTGCCAGGTGCTGCAGCAATCAGGGCGGCAATCCTCACAAACCCGCTCAGTGTGCGCGGCGCTGACGGCGGGAAGCTACTCAAGTCGTTCATTGATGGCTTCACCGCCACGGAGCGACAACGCCTCACAGGCGCGATACGGCAGGGCTTTTTCGAAGGCCAAACCAACTTCCAGATCATCAAGAACATCCGCGGCACCAAGGCGCTCAAGTACAACGACGGCATCCTGGCCACGACCAACCGCAACGCCGGCGCCATTGTGCGAACGGCAGTGCAGCACGTCGCCACCCAGGCGCGCATGGAGACGCTGAAAGCGAACTCCGATGTCGTGCCGTCGGTGGAATGGGTCAGCACGCTGGATTCGAAGACGACCAGCCAGTGCCGGACGCTCGACAAGCGCCGCTTCAAGCTGACCGAAGGACCGAGGCCGCCGATCCACATCAACTGTCGGTCGACAGTGGTGGCGGTTACGCGCTTCAGCGCGCTGTTCGCTGAGGGGGCCACGCGGGCATCCGTCGGCGATAGCGGTGCGCAACAGGTGAGGGCAGACCTCAGCTACTACGACTGGCTCAAGCGGCAGCCTGCTGCATTTCAGGACAAGGCCATTGGTCCGGTTCGGGCGAAATTGTTCCGGGAAGGCGGTTTGAGCGTCGAGCGCTTCGCCGAGCTGCAGCTTGATCGAAACTTTTCACCTCTGACCCTCATGCAGATGAAGGCTCTTGAGCCTCTTGCGTTCGATCTTGCTGGACTACGTTAGCTGCAAGATGTGAGCTCGTGTAAAGTTGGCGCCTTTGGAGTTGCGGCAACAAGGAACCGAAATGAGCTATTGGCCAGTAATTTGCCTGGTGTTATCGCTTACGACAGCGGTCATAGGGTTCGGGGCGGGGGCGGCTACGGGATCCACAATGAATGGCGTTGACTTTAAGGACGTGTTCATTCCCATGTTCTCTGCATTGGGTGGGTGGGTTTCTGGAGCTGGGGCGCTTGCTGCGGTTGGAACAACTCTTTATCTGTACAGAAAGCAGGAAGAGGAAAATGAAGAAGAGCTTGAAGTTGTTGTTTACTCCGAGTATGGGGCTATTCGAGTAGACGTAACTTGCCTTTCAAGGCACCCGGCGTTTGTGACAGATATATTCTTTGACTTTGACGATGCGACATATTGGATGTCGAAAAGCGATAAAAAACAGTTGAATACACGCATCTCTTATAAAGAAATGAAAACTTTTGATTTAAATCATTTTCAACACGAGATCCGAAGATCCGTCGGAGTCGAGCTTTTGGCAAATACAGATAGGTTGACTGTTGAAACGACTGTGGGAGATTACGACCCCGACCAGAATTATATAATTCCGAAGACCTGATCTTCTTTATATCAAGGACCCCAGCCAATGCTGGGGTTTTTTTATGCCCGCAGGCAGGGCCTGCATCTACGTCTCTGGGAGACAACCAATGCTGAAATTCCAACTGGATACCCTGGAAGGGGTAGATGAGGCCGTGCGCGCTCTTTACACCGAGAAGGACGGCAAGTTCGTACTCGGCATTGAAGGTCTGCCGCAGCAAGAAGATGTATCCGGCCTGAAGGCCAAGGTTGATGAGCTGCTCGGCGAGAAGAAAGCCGCCGAGAAGAAGGCTCGCGAAGCTGAAGATGCCGCGCGCCTGGAGCGTGAAGAAGCCGCTCGAAAGTCCGGCAACGTCGAAGAGCTCGAACGCTCCTGGACTGAAAAGTTTACCCGCCGCGAAGCTGAGCTGAACGGCATGCTGGAACAGGAGCGTGGAACGCTGAGCGGGCAGATCCGGGATCTGACTGTCGGCCGTACCGCTACTGATATTGCGTCTGCACTTGCAGTGCAAGGCAGCGCAAAAGTCCTGTTGCCGCACATCGAACGCCGCCTGAGCGTCGAGCAGCGCGAAGGGAAACCTGTTGTGGTCGTCCTCGACGCACAGGGCAAGCTCTCGGCGGCAACGCTGGACGAGCTGAAAGCAGAAATCGCGAATGACGCGGCGTTCGCGCCGTTGATCGCGGGTAGCAAGGCATCTGGCGGCGGGGCCGGCGGTGCAGGTGGTGGGGGCGGGGCCCTGAAAGGAAAAATCGGCGGTACCAAAGAGGAACGCACGGCTGCAATCGCAAGCCGGTTCCCAGATCTCCCTCAATCGTAAGGAAATAACTCATGTCCCTGTCGCAAATGCAGGTTTTCAACGAATACATCATGCCGGCGACTCTCGAGACGCTGGATCAATATCTCGCCGCGTTCAACGCTGCGAGCCGGGGCGCTATTGTGCTGTCCCCGGACGGCTTCACTGGTGACTTCCTCCAGGAGTCGTTTTTCCAGACTCTTGCTGCTGCCCAGCGCCGCGTAGACCGCTACAGCGCTAACGCCGCCGTTGCTGCTACCGACCTGACCGAACTGAAGAACACTTCGGTGAAGGTCGCCGGCGGCTTCGGCCCGATTCGCTATGAGCCATCGCAAATGACCTGGCTGGAGCGCCCAACCGCGCAAGGCATCGAAGTCGCGAGCCGCGCATTCGCTGAAATCCTGCTGAAGGACCAGTTGAACACTGCGATCGCGGCACTGGTTGCAGCGATCACCGCCCAAGCCGCCGCAGTCAACGATGTATCGGCGACCGCAGGCATCACCTACGCCGGCCTGAACAACGCGCATGCGAAGTTCGGCGACGCCAGCCAGAACTTGGTCACTCAGGTGATGCAGGGCACCAGCTACCACAAGTTGGTCGGCCAGAACCTGGCGAACCAGCAGCAGCTGTTCCAGGCGGGGAACGTTCGCGTGGTGGACATCCTCGGCAAGATCTCCGTTGTGACGGATGCCCCGGCGCTGATGCAGGCCGGCACCCCGAACAAGGAAATCATCCTGTCCCTGGTGCAAGGCGCTGCGCTGGTCCACGACGGCCGCGACATCATCAGCAACGTCCAGACCACCAACGGTAAGGAGCGCATCGAAACCACGCTCCAAACCGATTACACCTTCGGTTTGGGCCTGAAGGGTTACACCTGGGACACCACCACCGGCGGCAAGTCGCCAACCGACGCTGAGTTGGCGACCGGTACCAACTGGGACAAGACCGCTACCAGCATCAAGCACACCGCCGGTGTGGCTCTGATCGGTGACGCCTCCAAGTAACCCCGTGATGTCCAAGCCGGGACGTGTGCCCGGCTTGGCGGAGATGCAACCATGAGCAACAAAATCTGGTATCTGTCCGGACCGTTTCACCAGTATCGGGAAGACGTGAAGGCGCTGGCAAAGGAACACGGCCTGCGCATCATCGACGCGAACATTACTGAAAGTCGCGAGGGTGCGGCCGATGATGTGCCGGAGGTGACGGTGCGGCAGGTTGAACCGGAACCGGTGCTGCTGATCGCCGATAGTGGTGTTCACGTTGCACTGCAGGAACTGATCGATAAGTTGAATGCGGAACGTGACGGCATCGTGTTGCTCATCGACGCCGCTGAAGGTCTGTCCGAACTGGAACACCCTGGCGCCGGCGAGCTGCCTATTCGCCTGTTCGATGCACTCAAGGCCATTCACCAAGGTGTCGTCAACCTTGAGGGCGAGCGTGATAATTTGGCGGGCGAAGTTCAATCGCTGAACGCCGAGATCGAGCGCCTGAAAGCGGCGGCGAATCAGCCTGACGAAAACGCCGAGAAAATCGCAGGCCTCAAAGCGCAGCTCGACGCCGCCAACGTGACGTACCGGGCGAACGCTTCGGTAGAATCGCTGGAAAAGGCAGTTGCTGATCTGCAACAGGCTTAATAATCCGGGTGCCCGCCAACGCGGCACCCGATCAAGAACACAACAGCGAGCTGATTCATGACTCTCATCATTGAGGACGGTACCGGCAAGCCTGACGCCGAAAGCTACGCATCTGCCGAACATCTGGCCATGTACGCCGTGAAGTTCGGCGTGACCATCCCGGCAGATGTGCCTGCACAGGAAGCGCTGCTGCGCCGGGCCGCGCTGGCAATGGACGGCATGACGTGGAAAGGGCGAAAGTCCAGCAGCGAGCAGGCCCTGTCCTGGCCGCGCCGCGGCGTTGAGCTGGATTACGAAATCAAGCCGGACAACTACCTGCCGGCGCGAATCCAGTACGGTCAAATGGCGCTGGCTGCCGAGATCCACACCGACGACGTCGACCCGATAGAGAAGCGCAAAGGCGCGGTAACGCTTGAGCGTGTCGAGGGGGCGGTGACTCGCGAATACGCGACGATCCCGAACACCAGCGGCCGACTGTTGCCGGCGGCGCCGGATCGTCCGAGCGCGACGCAGTTTGCCGACTACCTACAAAAGCGTGGTTTATTCGCTGTTCGGGCCTGATACATTGGTCTGATCACCGTCAGGTAGCCGACCATGAGCATCGAAGACGAAAAGTTACGTTTGAAATTCACTGATCAACAATGGCTTGAGATCGAAATTCAAGCTGCATCTATGAATATGAGCGTCCAAGAATATCTGCGGATGATTCTAAAGGAGGGCGTCGCCGAAATGATCGGCGAGCCTGATCCAGCTAAAACTCTTCATTAAACATTCTGACGGCCTGAATTCAGGCTAAAACGCTTGGAGCCACCATGGCCTTCTACGATGAGATGGCCGTGATGGCTCTGGAGATGATCACAGAGTTCGGCCAGCCCGTGACCATCAGCAAGACTGAGCCGGGCGAGTACGACCCTGAGACCGGTGGCGATTCACCGGGCGCCACGATCGAGCAGACCGCCCAAGGCATCCTGCTCGACTTCACCGGTCAGGAATTCCAAAACAACAGTCTCATTCGGCAGGGCGATAAGAAGCTCAAGATCGCCGCTCAGGGGCTGGAGTGGGTTCCGGATCTGCTGAACAAAGTGATCATTCAGGGGCGCACCTGGTCAATTGTGCCGCCGTTGAAAGAGGTGAATCCCGCCGGGACACCGATCCTTTACGAGCTCCAGGTGAGGGCATGAGCCGCGCAGGCGCTGGTCAATCCGGCAGCTTCGCTCTGAGCCTTGCCGAGTTTGCCGCGCAGACAAGCGAAGCCATCGACGCCAGTGTGCGCGAGATCATCATCGAGGTCGGCAGCAGCCTGATCCGCATGTCTCCAGTGGGCAACCCGGAGATCTGGGCGCAGAACGCTGTCGCAGCCCAGTACAATAAGGCCGTCGACGACCACAACAGCGCGCTGCGCAGCGATCCGACCAACCTCACCAAGGGCGGCAGGCTCAAGAAAGGCCGCAAGCTCAACGACGGCATGGACATCAAGGCGCCCGAAGGCTACGTCGGCGGCCGGTTCCGCGCGAACTGGCACATATCTCTCGGCGTGGTCGAGAGCGTCACCTTCGACGAGGTTGACCCGAGCGGCGCCGAGACTACCGCGGCGCTGGTAGCAGCAATGAGCGACTTCACCGCCGGCCAGATGGCCTACATCATCAACAACTTGCCCTACGCGATTCCGCTGGAGTTCGGTCATTCCACCCAAGCTCCCGGCGGCATGGTCCGGGTAACCGTGGCTCGCTTCCAGCAGATCGTGCAGGAGGCCATCAGGAACAATCAGGTATGAGTCATGCACGCGCCCGTCAGGCCATCGAAACGAAGCTGGCCGCATGGTCGGCTGCGCGCCCAATACGAGTGGCCTACTCGAATCAGCCATTTACGCCGAATCCATCTGAAACCTATCTGCGGGCCTTCCAGCTACCAGCCAACACCACCTGCCGCTATCTCGGCGGGGACGCCTACGAGTACACCGGCGTCTATCAGATCAGCATCGTCTGTCCATCTGCCCAGGCCATGGCCACCGCAGAGACGCTTGTTGAAGAGCTGACCCAACTCTTTCGCGTAGACACGCCACTGGCCCGCAACGGGTTCGATGGCCTCATCACGGAACCAGTAGATCAAGGGCCAACAATCACAGAGTCGGCGACCTACACGGTCCCGGCCAGCTTCACCTACGCAGGTGTCGCAGACCTACCGCCCGCTGGGGCATAACCTACCGCCGTCAGGCGGGCACTCAAGAGGAAACACACCATGGCCGCACGCTTCCCGCTGCCGAACGGCGCTGTGCTGGAGATTGCCAGCATTATGGGATCCGCCGTCGCTTTCACTGCCTTGACCAATGCGAAACCGCCGGTCGCTGCTTCTGTGGGGCACAGCATCGAAAATGGCGACGTTTTGCTGATCAACTCCGGTTGGGCGCTGATCAATGACCGTGCAGTAAAGGCGTCCGGCGTCACTGCCGATGCTTTTGCCTTGGCTGGTCTCAATACCATCAACACTGACAAATTCACTGTTGGCGCAGGTTCTGGCTCAGTGATTCCTGTGTCCGGATGGACGCAAATCTCGAAAGTTACGTCCTTCACATCCTCCGGCGGTGAGCAGCAATACCAAACTGTCGGCTACCTGGAAGATGACGACGACAAGCAATTTCCAACCAACCGAAACCCGACCACGATCACCATCGTGGTGGAGGATCAGCCGACCGCTCAATACGTCGAGACAGTCGAGGGCTTCGATGACACCAAAGAGCTGGCCGTCGTGCGCATGAAGTTGCGCAACGGCGATCAGATCCTCTATCCGGGTTATGTGAGCATCACTCCCGATCCAACGATGGAGCGCAACAACGTCATGACGCGCACCATCAGCATCGGGCTTTCTGCTCGTTCGCTCCGTTACTTGGCTGGCGCATAAGGACTTCTCATGGCAAAGATCAGGATCGCTCAGAACCCTACGTTCAGGGCACTTGTGCACATCCCCGTCGTTGGGTGTGAGCCCGAGGCAATCGAGTTCACCTTCAAGTATCGCGATCGCCCGGCACTCGCAGCGCTGTTCGACGAATGGAACCTGAAGGCGAAGGAAATGCGCGAGGGGTTCGGGGAAGGCACCACATTGTCGGATGTCGTTGCTGCCGAAACCGAGTATCAGGTGCAGCAGATCAAGGATCTGGTCGCGGGTTGGGGCTTTGATGACAAGTTCGACGACAAGAGCATCCTTGCCCTTGTGAAGTCATGCCAAGGAACTGCTGAAGCGGTGGTGAATGCCTACCAGAGCGCATTCAATCAGGCCCGCTTGGGAAACTGAGGGCGGCCGCCGCGGCGTTGTACGAAAGCGGACCATCTGCTGAGCAGTTGGCAATCCTCGGGCTGACGGCTGCCGATTTGTGCGGTGACGATGTAGAGGTCTGGCCATGCAACTGGCCGGCCTTTCTCTTGTTCAACCGAATGTCCACGCAGTGGCGGGTCGGCACCGGTGGCCCGATCGGTCTCGATTACAACTGCATTCGCGACGTCGCCAAATTCCTCGGCATCAAGAAAAAGAAACTCGCTGAAATCTTTCCTGACCTGCAGGTGCTGGAAGGCGAAGCCCTGCGCGTGATGGCGGAGGAAAGGGAAAACAGCCCGTAACCACGGGCACTTATTCAAGG